GATGGTTTTCGGGCGGCGGCCCCGCGCACCCACGTGAGAAGTGCCGCAGCTGCCGACCCGGCGAGCGACGGCTTCCGGGCAGCGGCCCCGCGGCGGTGAACGATGGTTTTCGGGCGGCGGCCCCGCGCACCCACGTGAGAAGTGCCGCAGCTGCCGACCCGGCGAGCGACGGCTTCCGGGCAGCGGCCCCGCGGCGGTGAACGACGGTTTTCGGGCGGCGGCCCCGCGCACCCACGTGAGAAGTGCCGCAGCTGCTGGCTCGGTGAACAGCCTTACGGTGCCGCTGATTTCTGCTTGACACAGGTTGCGCACCGGTGTAGGAACTGCTCGCTCGACCGCGGTGGCCGGGCGTGAACGATGGAGACGAATATGAAGCCTCTACTTGTCAACTCGTCGCTCAAGTACCTTCAGGAGAACCTCCCGCAAAAAGATGCGCCGGAGGTCGTGGGGAAGGTCATCTCCTATTACAGGGAGTGGCTCAGCAACAAGCGCCCGCGCTCGCTCGTGAAGCTTGGTGTCTGGCTGAACCGTCTTCGGGAAGCGGTCGAGCGGGAAGCGCCTTTTTGGGCGTTCGCTCAGATCACGCGGCTGATCGATGCGGCGAAGGAAGCGCGGAAGAGGATCAATCAAGAGTATCCGAACGCGCAAGCTCTGCACGCCGAGTTCGACCGGATCGTGTCCGAGGCGAATAAGCTTCGAGAGGAGTGCCGTGTCAGTCGATCCAACCAGCCCAAACAGGAGAAGAAATCGGTTGAGATGAGCATCAATAGTCTTTCGGATCGTACCCTTAAGCAGATGCGCGACAGTGCCGTATATGAGCGGTTTCTGAATAGTAAGGAGAACTGGCCGCGGAACGACTATACGCTTTATGCCGCCAAGATGATGCATTTTCTCGCAGAGCATCCGTTCGACGGTAAGAGCTCGCACGTCTATTTCGCCGCGGTCAAAAAACTGATGGGCTACCTCAATCCGCCACCTTCTGCGGACCCGAGAACTCAAAGGATCTGTCAAGAGCAGAGGGAGGCTGCGAGAAAATGGCTTCTCGACTTTCAGCTGAAGCAGCTGGGAGACCCGCCGGATGTGTCGGACGAGTTTACGCCCACTTGGAACGATAAGCAGAAGGTTCAGAAGTGGATCCGTAAAGCCCAGAAGCGCGGGCTGACGAACCTTCCCCTCGTCCAGAGGTACATCGAGTGGGACAAGACTTTCCGGCACGTCTCCGGTGGCAGTGCGAAGGCGAAATGAGCATCCTCCGCGAGGTCGAGAAGCTCGCCGCGCTTCACAAGAAGGCCGGCAACGTCCGTAATCGTCTGCCGAAGACGCAAGCGGAGCTCTGGGCGTTCATCGGGTTCCAGCCCCGGGCGATCCAGGAAACGAGCCTGATGCAGAAGAAGCGCTTTGCTGTCGAGGTTTGGCACCGGCGGGCTGGGAAGACCGTCATGAACATCGTCCGGCTGATCGAGCGGGCGGTGTTCTCGAAACTGAAGGACGCGCGCTTCGCGTTCATGGCGCCCACTTTTGCCCAGGCGGAAGACATCGCTTGGTCGTACCTGCTCCGTTTTACTGAACCGTTCGAACCTCTCGGTCGTGACGTGGAGGTGACGAAGCTGTCTGTCACGCTGCCGAATATCGGCGGCTCGACCTCTCGTATTCGCCTCTATGGCGTGGACAACCCTAAGCAGCGTCTACGCGGGATCTATCTCGATGGCGTTGTTCTGGATGAGTTTCAACAGATCCCGGGAACGGTGTGGACCGAACAAGTCCGACCCATGTTGGCGGATCTCTCTCGCCGAGGAGAGGATCACCTCGGTTTCCCGAACCAATGGGCGGTCTTCGTCGGTACGCCCATGGGCCGCAATCAGCTCTATGCGATGTACTCCAGGGCAGCGAAGTGGCATGCCGGCAAGGCTGCTACGGAGTTCGACCCGGCATCTAACCGTTACGTCAGTGTCACGTCCAGCGACTGGTACGCGGCCCTCCATCGAGCTTCCGAGACCGGCCTCATCCCGCCCGACGAGCTTGCGATCGCCCGCCGTGACATGGGCGAGAGCAAGTACATGCAAGAGTTCGAATGTTCGTTCGACGCGGTAGTCGTGGGAGCAGTGTTCGGCAACCAGCTGGCCCAGTTGAGGCGCCATGGCCGCATCGGGCAGATAGCCTGCCGGCCGAACGATCCCGTCCATACGGCTTGGGATCTCGGCTGGGATGACGCGACTGCGATCTGGTTCTGGCAGTTCGCTCCGGGGACCGATCACCTGGCCAGCCGGGAGATCTACTTGATCGACTACCTCGAGGTCACGCACCACAGCCTGGCCGACATCGCCGCGAAGCTGGCCGAGAAGGGCTACCGTTACGGGATGCATATCCTGCCATGGGACGTGGCGGTGTCCGAGTTGGGCACGGGTAAGGACCGGAAGTCGATCCTGCGCGAGTTGGGCATCCTCCCCGCGGTCGCCCCGAAGCCCAGGATCAAGCAGGATGCGATCTCGGCTGCGCAGGCGCTTCTCGACCGCTGCTGGATCGACGAAGACCGTTGCGCGCACGGTCTGGACATGCTAGGCCTTTACCGGCGGGAGATGGACGATCGCAAGGGCGTCTACCGTGCCGAGCCCGTCCACGACTTCGCTTCCCACGCGGCGGATGCCCTGATGACGCTTGCTCTCGGGCTCAAGCGGGTCGCTCCGCCACCGGATCAGGACGAGCGCCCCGACGCGGCGGTATTCTGAGGAGGTTCCTGTGCGCTTCGTAACCGAACTGGAAGCGGCCCTCGGCCAGAACATGGCGGACTGCTTGGCTGCGCTGAAATGTGCGTCCGCCTTGACAGTGGAGGGCTGGAAGGTCTGCTTCGTCGTGGACCAGACCGGCACCATGCTGATCGCTCGTAAGGGCGAGGAGCAGCGCGTCCGTCAGGTTCCGCTCGATCGCCCCGGCATGTTTCAGAGCATGTGGCGGGATCTGATCACCGAAATCGTTCCAGCCTCCGCTGCTACGGCCCAGCAGATCGGCCCACGCCCGCATGCGAGGAGGAGCGATGTCTGGCGATGACCTTCCCGCGATCGTGCGGGTGCGTTATTCGGTCTGCCAGGAGCGGACACTCTCCTATCTGGTCCAGACGACTGGGCGGAAAATCTGGCTTCCCCGCGATTGCGAGGACATCACCCCGCAGATCGCGGAGGTCCTACGTGGCTTCTGGTCTCAATGGCAGACCTTCGCCCTCTATGTCGTCCACGATGGACCGGAATGCTTCACCTACTGCCCGACCAGTGTACGCACTCGACCGTACATGGTCCTCTCCGAGGCGCGCATTCTCGACATGCGAGCTTCACTCTCCATGGAGAACGCTTCCATCCTGGCGCACGAGCTTGGCCACTATCTGACCTGGGCTCGCCTCCCTGGCGGTGTCCGGAAGAAGGTTTCCGCGCCTGCCTGGCGGCCCAAGCTGGAGGCGCTGGCTTTCCGGGCCTCCATGGACTTCCTCTACCCCCGGTGGCCGAGAACCGAAGTAGACGCCCATCTCGAAGCCTCCACGGCAGCAGGGCCCGTCTATCGTGAAGCCTACGATCTGGCGAAGACGCTTCCGAACTACAAGAAAAGTTTTCTCGACCTCTTCGACGGGATGATCTGAATGGTTGCCTATCTCGCTGTCTTGGTGTACTGTTTCCTGGTCGTGGTGGAGTACCTGCTCTCGTGAAGCCGACCAGGAAGCCCCTTCACCCCGAGTTCGGTCGTTTGGCATCGGAGGACGACCCGAAGTCCCGTCGCTTCCTGTCTCCCGAGTTCAGGGAGCCTATGGAGCAGGCTCGGTGGTGGGCCAGGTTTTCCGCTAGTAGGCGCCCCGATGCCCGCTCGGCGGTGGTCTATCAGCGAGGTCCTGTTATCGATAACGAGGATTGGTGACATGGCTCTGATCGAGTTGTTCCGCCCTGGCGAGTTCATCCCTGCCGGGACGTATGCCGCCGGCACTCAAATTGGTCTGTTCGAGGTCACTCCTGCCCCTGGAGAGGGGTGGCGCATGTTCATCCCGCAGACCGCTGGAAACTCGGTCTTTCGCGGCCGCTTCGCCAACAAGCCGGCCGGGTTCACGAGCATCACCGCCCAGATCGGTATTGGCCAGGCGGATATCGGTCCTCGGTTCGGGGCGGCCCAGGCCGGCTTGGAGGCTACGATTTTGACACTGAACTCCACCTCGATCCAGAGCGCCAACACCTGGATGATGCCGTATGTCCGTCTGCTTGCAGAAGGCACGGCCGGCACGAACGACACGGATCTTCGGCTGCAGCTTCTGCTCGGTTTCCCGGTGGTGGCGTTCAGGGTGGTCGCGGCAGCAAATGGCATGCCTTGGCAAGTTGGCCAGAACCTCCTGAACCCGATTTTCGGGAGATCCCTCCTATGGTGATCCTCTACGGTCCCTTGGTTCCCAAGATCAAAACGCCGGAACCGGATGACGAGGCCAAGAAGCGGGAGGAGGCTGCCCGTCGGGCCCGGGCGGAAGCGGCTGCCCGCTCCGGCCGGTCGGGCTCGATCCTGACAGGTGAAGTCGATCTGAGCGGGGTAGGCACCCGTCCTCGGCTTCTGGGAGGCTGAATGTCGCTGGCTGAAGCCTTGACGGAACGCTATCAGGCGCTCGTCGAGCAGCGGTCTCGGTTCGAGCAGACTTGGAAGTTGATCGCTCGCTACGTGCTTCCCCGGAAAGCTTCGTTCTACGAGACCGACAGCTCGACCAATCTGGCCCGGGAGAGACAGGTCCTCGACAGCACGGCACCGAGGGCTCTCGAACTGTTCTCGGCGTTCATGCACTCGTCCCTGTCCTCTCCGGCGTCTCGTTGGTTCGAGCTGGTTCCGGTGGGCAGGACGCCGGAGGAGGTTCGCCGTGACATCCCCCTGGCCCGGTGGCTCGATGATCTCCGGCAAGCCGTGATGACCGAGCTTACTGCCGGGCAGACGAACATCTACACCGCCCTGCACGAGCTCTACATCGACCTGGGCGCTTTCGGTACGGCCGTCGTCTACGTCGATCAGGACGAGAACGGCCGGCTGAAGTTTCAGAACTACCATCTGGCGACGGTCGTTCTCGACGAAAGCGCCGGCGGCGAGATCGATACCTTCGGCCGCAAGGTCTTGATGACCCCTCGGCAGGCTCGGCAGAAATGGCCTGGCCGTACTATCGGCCGGGCGGTGGACGAGGCCACTCCCGTCGAGATGGTCCGCCGGCGGGTCGAGTTCCTTCACTTCGTGTTTCCGTCGACCGACGAGGATCTGGTGGATCTTCTGCCGGAACCTGTCCCGTTTCCCTGGGTGTCGGTCTGGGTCAACGTGGAAGACCAGGTTGTCGTGTCCGTAGCGGGGTATCGTGAAAAGCCGTTCATGGCCCCCCGGTGGCTGAAGACCCGCCAGGAGGTATACGGACGATCGCCGGCGATGACCGTGATCGGCGATATCCTGATGGTCAACCGAATGGCGGCTACCGTCCTGCGCGGTGCCGAAAAGCTGGTCGATCCACCGCTCCTGATCCCCGACGGGGCGCTTCTGTCGCCTCTCCGCGCCTTCCCTGGTGGCATCAGCTATTCGGACGGGCAGATCCAGCCGGTCCCGCTCTTGCCTCCTGGGGCTTCCCGGATCGAGCTCGGTGACGCGCTGATCGAGAAGCGGCAGCAGGCCATTCGCGAGGGCTTTTTCGTGCCGCTGTTCATTACGTCGGAAAGCCCTGTGATGACGGCCACGCAGGTTATGCAGATCACGGACGAGCGCAACCGTGCAACCGCTCCGATGATCACCCGGCTGCATCACGAGCTGTTCACGCCGTTGCTGAGGCGGATCTTGTCGGCGCTCGAAGATGCCGGCCGTTTGCCGGCTCCCCCGGCTGGAGTGGATATTCGCGGGATCGACGTCGAGTTCACGTCCCCGGTGATCGCCTCGCAGCGGATGCAGTCCGGTATGGCGATCGCCCGGCTGTTCGAATTGGTCTCGCCTTGGTACCAGGTGGACCGCGGTTCTTTCGACTGGCTCGACACGGACGAGGTTGTTCGGGCGCTTCACTTAGCCACGGGCGCTCCGATGAACGTGCTGAACACCCGTTCGCATGTCGAAGCCGTGCGGCGGAAGAGGCAGGAAGCCGAAGATGCGCTCGTTGCTCAGCAGCAGGCTCTCGCCGCGGTCGAGGCTACGGCCAAGCTCCAGGCTGCCCAGAAATGACCAAGTTCGAGTTCGCGAAGTTGTATCAGGAACTCCTGAAAGACGATCGCTTCCAGGCTTTCGTCGCCGGCTTGGAAGCTCGGTTCGGTGCGCTGGACCGGTCGGTTTTCGTGCCCGGCGACCCTTGCGCCACGGCTTACAACGAGGGGGCGCGATCCGTGATCGTGTTCCTTCGTAAGCTGGAAGTCCACCCGGAGGAAAAGCTTGATGACGACGACTGAGCAGACTGTCGATTGGCGGGTCGGTTTGCCGGAGGATCTCCGTTCCGACCCTTCGATCTTGAAGTTCAACGGGGTCGAGGATCTCGCTAGATCTTATGTCCATCTCCAGAAGACCGTTGGCCATCCTCCTGATCGGGTTCTGGTTCTGCCCGAGAAGGAGGAGGAGCGGGCTGTCTTCGCTGCCCGTATGCTGGGTTTCCCGGAGGACGAGAAGAACTATTCTCTTCCCCTGTCGGAGAACGTCCCGGCTGAGGCTAGGAACGGTGAGGGCGTCACCTGGTTCATCGAGCAGGCGAAGGCGCTCCGCATTCCCCCTGCGGCAGCCGCGAAACTGTACGAGGCGTATCTCGGCCGGGCGGCGGAGGTCGAGAAGAATACCATCGAGCAGCGGGAGAAGGCTGTTGCCGAGCAGATCGCCCAGCTCCGCTTGGAGTGGGGGCAGGGGTTCGACGACAAGGTCAAGTCGGCGAACCGTGCCCTTGCGGCGGTGTCCGATCTGATGGCCGCCAACGGCTACAAGGGCGAGAAGCTGGCTGAGGTTCTCGACAAGGCCGGCCTTGCTAATCATCCTGCTCTCGTCCACGCTTTCTCTTCGCTCTCCCGGTTCTTCCGCCAAGAGGTCGCTGCTACGAATGTCGCTGCACCTGGTGTGGGCAGTCTGCAGGTGGCGGCCGAGGATCTGACCCGCCGAGCGGTCGAGCTGGCTTCCAAGGATCCGCTGGAGGCTCGCCGGTTGGCCCAGGAAGCTTATCGTATGCGCACGGCGATGACGGGGGCTTGACAGGCTTTCCCTTCGATGTTATGTACGCCCTAGTGGCGGACCCCCGCTTGGGGACAATCCGGCGGCTGCCTTGATACGCAGCCCTGGGTTGTCCCCTTTTTTTATTTCTGGCGAGGAGGCTAGGGATGGCGCATTCGATCACGGAGGCGTTCGTTCGCCAGTACTCGGCGACCGTTCGCATGCTGACTGCTCAGCGGATGAGCAAGCTTCGCCCGTTCGTGGACATCGACACGGACGTTCAGGGCGAGAGCAAGAGTTACGATGCCATCGGTGTGGGACCCGATGTCCCGAACAAGATCCTCGTTCGGCATGGCGACACGCCGCTGAACACGCAGGAGCATTCGCGTCGGTGGATCTTTTTCGACACCTACGATGTAGCTGATCTGATCGACAAGAAGGATCGGCTGGACATCCTGCTCGACCCGAACAACTCGTACACCCGTAATCAGGCGGGCGCGATGGGTCGGCAGATGGACGACGTCATCATCACCGCGTTCGACGCGAACGTCGTCACCGGCGCGACCCCGACTGGCAGCTCGGCCTTCCCGGCTGGCAACGTGATCGGCGCTTCCGGTGTCGGCCTCACCATCTCGAAGCTCCTCACCGCCAAGGAGGCTCTCGATGCGGCCGAGGTGGACGAGATGGAGCGGTACGTGGTCTGCACTGCTCGGCAGCTCACCAATCTGCTCAACGACGACCGCGTGACCTCGGCTGACTACAACGTGATCCGGGCTCTCGTCCAGGGTGACATCGACACCTACGCCGGGTTCCGGTTCATTCGGTGCCAGCGGCTCAAGGTCGAGAGCGGCGCCCGTGCCTGCTACGCCTTCACCCGGTCGGCGATTACGTTCGGCCTGCGGCAGGATGTCGACACCGTCGTCTCGGAGCGCCCGGACAAGCGGCACGCTACCCAAATCTATACCTGGGGCAGCTGGGGTGCGGTCCGGCGTGAGGACGCGAAGGTCCTCAAGATCCTGTGCGTCGAGTGATAGGGAGGAACGGAAATGGCGTCGTTCAACAGCAAGCAGTATGCCAAGCAGCTCTCGGTCCCCCCGGTGGCGATGTTCCCGACCGAGTTCGAAGGTCGGGTCCGGGTCGCTTACGCCCAGCTGGTCGGTGGCGAGCAGGTTCTCAACACCAACGACGATGTCAGGCTGTTCGTCCTCCCGGCCGGCTCGCGCCCGCTTCTGTTCATCGTCAACCATGGCGCATTCGGTACCGGCGTCACTCTCGACATCGGCACTTCCCCCGGCGCGAATACCTTCGTGAGCGGGCTTTCCGTCGCTGCGGCCGGCCGCGTGGCGACCGTTCCGCTCACGCTTGCGGTGCTGGCCAACGATACCCTGGTTCACGCTACCTTCAAGAGCGCCAATCCTGCGGACGATCAGTCGCTCGAAGTCATCTGTCTTTACGCCACTGCCTGAGAGGAGGTGATCCGTGGGCGTGCTGTTGAAGGCCGTTCGTCAGCCGAACCGCAGGACCACGTTCTCGCGATCTTCCACGACCGTTCCCGCTGGGGAGGTTTGGATCGCGTACAACGAGGGCGATGACCCGGAGGACATCCTCCACGGTGCCAGGACGGCTCTTCGTGGGCTCCGTCGTCTGATCTCGGGGACTATCCGACAGGACAGTGCGGTGGAGTCTGCTACTGCTCCGCTTCCTCCGGAGGCTTGACAGCAGATCGGCCGTGGCGTAGGCTTCCCGTGAGAGGAGGGTCTCGCCATGGCCGATTTTCTCTTCGAGCGCGAAGTCTTGAACGCCGGCTTCGTCCGGGTTATCGACTGCATGGGGAACGACAGGGCGGTGGTCCAGGCCGCCCGGGTCTCCTACGGGAAGCATGACGAAAACCGACCCGGGCATCTCGATCGCTCGTTGATCCGGTACTTGATGCGCCACCGGCATACGAGCCCATTCGAAATGTGCGAGGTCAAGTTCCAGATCCGGGCGCCCATCTTCGTCGCTCGGCAGTGGATGCGCCACCGGACGGCTAGCATCAACGAAATCTCCGCCCGGTATGTCGCGCTCCCGGCCGACACCTACGTCCCCGAGCCGGACCAGATCCGCCCACCGGCGGAAAACAACAAGCAAGGTCGTGCGAACGCCCCGCTCCCCGATGCCGAGTTCTATGCCAGCGTCTTCGAAGCGATGGGCAACAACAGTGCCGCGCTCTATCGCCAGTTGCTCGATCGAAACGTTGCTCCTGAACTCGCCAGGATGGTTCTCCCGGTCTCCGTCTACACCGAGTGGGTCTGGAAAATCGACCTTCACAACTTGCTGCACTTTTTGGAACTTCGGCTTCATGAGCATGCTCAATACGAGATCCGGGAGTATGCCGAGGCGATCTGGGAGTTCGTGCGAAACTGGGTCCCGCTCACTGCCGAGGCGTTCAAGGAATACCGATTGGACGGGGTGTCTTTGTCTGCTTCGGCGGTAGCTTTGTTGGACCGGGTGCTCTCTGGTCGGCCTGTCGAGAAGCATCACCTCGATAAGCTTCCGATCAGTGAGTTATCGGAACTGTGGTCGCGGTTTCCGGCCATCAAGAGGGCCGTCGAGGGGAGCGTAGACCGTGCCGACGTCTGAGGTCGAGATCGTCAACTCTGCGCTGGCGAAGGTTCACGAGGACCCAATTTCTTCGCTGACCGAGAGCCGTAAGGCCGCTCGTGTCGCATCCCAGCAGTACCCTCTGCATCGAGATGGGCTGCTTCGGCTCTACAATTGGCGCTTCGCGATCCGTCGTGCGGTGCTCGCTCCCGATCTGGCGGCGCCTCCGTTCGGGTTCGCGAAGAAGTTTTTGCTCCCGCCCGATTGCCTTCGTGTCATCGGGTTGTTCGATCCGTCCGATCCTTATCACCAAGTCAACTACACGACCGGGGATATACCTTGGAAGGTCGAGGGGCGGCATATCCTCGTCGACGACACGGTTGCGAAGATCGTCTACATCGAGCGGGTCACGGATCCGACACAGTTCGATAGCCTCTTCGTCGAGGCCTTGTCATGGTCGCTGGCGGTGGACTTTGCGTTGAGCTTGGCCAATTCGCCATCTCGGGCCGACCAGGCGCGCGGGGAGATGCGGGAGGTGATCCGCAGGGCCCGCCTCGCGGCAGCTATCGAGCAGGGTGTCGAGATCGTCGAAGGCGGCCGTAGCTGGTTCGACCCTCCGACCGATCCTTGGTTTCGTGGCGGGTTCTGGAGCTGACCGATGCCTCGTTTCGACCCGATCCGGAACTCGTTCATTGCCGGCGAGATCTCCCCGCTTCTGCTCGCTCGGGACGATCTCGATCAGTTCCGGAAGGCGGCGTCGAGGATCCGGAACTTCATCGTTCTCCCCCATGGCGGCGTCACCCGCAGGCCGGGCACTCGTTTCGTCTCCGAGGTTCACGACAGCACGCGGAAGGTCAGGCTGGCGCCCTTCCGCTTCTCGGTGACGAACGTTTACGTGGTCGAGCTTGGTCATTACACTGCCCGCTTCTATAGCAATGGCGGGATCGTGACATCCGGAGGCAGCCCCGTAGTCGTCAGTACGCCTTGGTCCGAAGATGACCTCGATCAGCTCCAATGGGCTCAAGAGGCGGATGTCCTCTACATCGTGCATCCGAACTATTGGCCCAGGAAGCTGACCAGAACTGGGCCGACCTCGTTTTCTCTCTCTACAGTAGCGTTCTCGAATGGACGGGCTCCCCTCGGGCCGTACAACACGAACAAGAACGTCTTCATCTCGACGAATGTTGCTGGTACGACTTACGATCGTCGGTTCACGTTCTCCGCTGCGCATGGGTTGACTTCTGCTGATCTTGGGCGGACTTTTCACGTCTATCGCTATCGAAAGACAGCGGGTGTCAAGTTCAGAGCGGCCACGTGTACGATCCGACAGATCGTCTCCGCTACGATTATAGAAGTAGACGTGGACTGGGAGTACGAGGCTGGCGACGCTTCTAATATTTCTGGGGCGGACAGTTACACTTGGGCTCTCGGTCTGTTTTCTGCCACGGAGGGATGCAATGCCGTTACGTTTCACGAGGGGCGGTTGGTCTACGGTGGCTTCAAGCGTCGGCCGGACTATTTCGTCGCTTCTGTTTCCGATGACTTCGATAACTTCGAGCTTGAGAACGTCGATCCGGAAATTGACGATGCTTTCAATGCCGACAAGGCTTTCGGACGTCGAACTGTCTCCCGAGAAGTCAACGCCATCCGATGGCTCGCCTCCACCGGACAGGCTCTCGTCATAGGAACGTCCGGGGCGGAGTTCCTGGCTCAGGGAAATGTCGACGGGATCATGACCCCGGCGGATGCGGTGGTCAAGCCCGCCACGGTTCGCGGGTCCGAGCCGCATATTCCAGTCGTTCTGGACGGGTCCGTGTTCTTTGTCCAGCGCGGTGGCCGCGCACTTCGCCGGCTTTCTTATGATTTCGACAACGATCAGTTCTCCTCTGTCGATGTCTCGGTCCTGGCTGAGCATCTTTTCCGCCCTGGGGTCAGGGAGATCGTCTATCATCAGACGCCTTATTCCGTGATCTGGGCGGTGCGTGGCGACGGCAAGCTGGTCGGGGTGACCTTCGAGAGGGACCAGCAGATCATCGCCGCACACCTGCACGACCTGGGAGGCGATCCGAACTTCAAGGAAGCTCCGCAGGTCGAGAGTGTAGCGGTGGTCCCGGGCGCTGATGGTGAAGATGAGTTGTGGTTAGCTGTCCGTCGACGGCTGTCTAGTGGTTGGGTTCGTTATGTCGAATATTTGACACCGTCTTTTCGTGTACTGGTGGAGGCCTCGGAGACCCGTTGGGAGCGGTCTGGTCATCTCGACGACGCCTTTTTCGTCGACTGTGGGGTTACTTATGATCAACCGATCGCGGTGACAAATATTTTCGCTGGAGTTCCTCCAGATATCGTTACTGCCGTTCCGCACGGGCTATCGTTGGGCGACCCGATCCGCTTTCGTGGCGTAGGTGGCTGGAGCGGAGAAGGTGTCGATCGTGCACCCTGGGGATGCGCCGAGGTAGACCAACGGCTCTATCGTGTCCACAATGTCGGCTCGCCTACGATGTTTCGGCTGGGCGATTACGACACTATGGTAGCTGTCGACGGAAGCGGGTTCTCGACTTTTCAAGACCCCTACGGCACGGCCCGGGTTTACAAGGAGGTCACTACGCTTTCCGGGCTGAGCCATCTGGCCGGGGCCGAGGTCGAGGTTTGGATCGATGGGGGCCCCGCCGGCCGTGTAACTGTCGATAGCTCTGGTGCGATCGTGCTGCCACGGTCGGGTTCTCTTATCCATGTCGGGTTCGCTTACTCATCGATCCTCGAGACTACTCCGATCACTGGCGGCAATCCTCGGGGGTCGGATCGCGGCTCGCCGGCTGCTCTTGGACGTGTGACCCTCTTGCTGGCTGCCTCGGGTGGCGGTAAAGTAGGCCGTGGCCCAGTCCCAAGTAGCTATGAAGATCTAGAGTTCCGAGTGGTAGGTGATGCGCTCGATCGCCCAGCACCGCTGTTCGAAGGCCCGAAGACAATCTCTTTGACGGGGAGTTGGGACAGTCCGGCGACTATTGTCGTCAGAGTTGACGACCCGTCACCGTTGACTGTCCTAGGGCTTGTTGTGAACACGGTGGTGGGGACTGATGCTTAGGTTCGTATCTGCGACAGTTGGGCATCTTCGGGGGCTAGTCGTTCAACCCCGTCATCTGGACGAGTGGGAGGTAGCATGTGAAGTCCTTTCCGACCTGAGTGACGAAGCCGAGTTCGAGAACGCGCTGGCCTTGCTCCAGAACGATATCCCGGTGGCCGTAATCGGGTGCAAGGAAGTTTGCCCTGGTGTCATGCTGACCTGGGCATTTCTCGGTCACGACTTGAAGCGTGGGGCTATGCTCGCCCTGCATCGTGTGGTAAAAGGCGTTATCGAACTGAACCGTGACGTGACCTTTGTGGCGGATATCGATGATACCCACCACGAGGCTGTCCGTTGGGCCAGGATGCTCGGGCTCGTCAGGACAGGGCTTCGGGAAGGAGGACAGAAGCCGTGTTCATCCTATTCGACCCCTCAACTCTGCTTACCATTTCCACAGTCGGGAGTGCCGTTGCTTCTGCCGCGGGGTCTGTTGTCGGAGGGTTGACGGCTCGCGAGAACGCTCGGGCTGCGCAGAAGGCGGCCGAGATCGAGGCGCAGCGAGATATCCGAACGGCGAAGGAGCAATTTTCTGCTGACGCCGGCCGGATCCGAGCCATCCTGTCGACCGCTGGGGCTTCGGACACCGAGCTGCAGACTATGCTGGCGGCAAACGCGCGTGCGGCGGCTTCCGCTCGCACTCGTATTCTGCAGGACACGGCTGTCAGGGTGTCCGCCGCCCAGGCTGAGCGGGCGGGGGCCCCTATCCAGCTCGGTCTCGATCTTGTTGGTGGTGGGCTCGCTCTGGCTGGTGGGCTCGGCAAAGCTCGACTGTTGACCGGAGGGAAGTGAGGTGGCCTCTCCGCTCAAGCCGGCTCCGGATCCGAGAGACCTCAGACAGCCTGGTAACCTGCTCCAGGCTACCAGCGCATCGACGTTGGCTCCGATCGACACTCGTCCACTCGCTGCCGGCTTCCGGTCGATCGAGGGGGCGGCCGAGGCTCTCGTTGCCGAGCGGGAACGGGCGGCCTCCTTGTCCGATCGGATCCGTTTTGCTCGTCATGCCGGTAAGTTCAAGGTCGACATCGAGGACGCGATCGCCAATCTCGACCCCCTCGCGGCGGATTACGAGACCAAGGTCAGGGAAGCGGCGGAAGGTTTGGCTGGGGCGGCGATCGAGAACGCCCAGTTTCAGACCAGTGAAGGGAGGCAACTCTTCGAGGCGGAGATCACGACCAGGGTCGAGCTTTCCGTGCGAAACGCTGCTCGTGTTCGTCGGGATGCGCTCGAACGTCAGGCTCTGGTCGAGTTCGACGATTTGTCTTCCGAGCTTCAGAACACCGTCCTCGGCAACCCTGGGCAGGCCGAGGTGATCTTGGCCGAGAACCGGGCGCGGATCGACGCGCTTGCCGGATCGTTGGCGCCCGAGGTACGCGCCAAAGCTATGGCGGCTCTTGAAGAGAGTGTGTTGCTGGCCACCGCCGAAGGTTTGGCTATGAAGGGCCAGTTCCAGGCGGCGATGGATTTTCTCCGGTCCGCCCAGACGGCTAGGATCGACCCGGATATTCTCCGGAACATGGAGCGACGGATCGTCGAGTTGAAGCAGCGGTCCGAGGTCGAGTTCATGAGGGCCGCCGCCAAGGACCTTGCTGAGTTGCGTTACAAGGTGGTGACCGGTGCGGCTGGGCCGGAGGAGATCGCTGCCGCGGAGAAGAGGGGGCTCTTTATCAATCGGCCCGAGATGAAGTGGGACCTCCTCTTGGCTTTTCAGGCCGAGCAGGATCGCCGGCTGGCCAAGGAAGCCAAGAAGCTGAGCATTCTCGGGGCCGTCGCCAAGGGGTCCCCCGCGGCGGAAGACCCGAAGCCGGAACGGGCGCTCTCCAGCTATCCGATCTCGAACAAGGATGTCGATTTGGCTTGGGAGGCGATGGCCGGCGAAGGTGCGGACCCCGAGGATCCTGCCGTCTTGCTGCCGTTCGTCAAGGAGGTCGGGAACATCCCCGGCAAGGTCCGCAATCTGATGCGTGCGGCTGCAATCACGGATGACCCGGTTCAGCTGTCCAGGGCTGCTCGGCTTCATGATGCGATCATGGCTGTCAATCCGAACCTCGACACCGATGCCAACGAACGTGTCGAGCTGGTCCGGACCCTGGCGGAGGTCTTCAATGGCGACTACGGCCAGGCTTCTCGCCGGGTGATGGACGCCGAGCGCGAGATGGGCGCCAAGACTGTCAGCCAGAAGAACACGATCGTGGCTGATGCGTCCCGGGGCATCGACTGGGCTGCCGAAGTGGCCAGTGTCCTCGATGGCCAGAACCCCGAGGCTGAGCAGGTTCTCCGCGAGGCATTCACGTCGTTGATCCGTATCGGGGCTACGAAAGAGGGCGCGCTGTCGGCCGCCAAGTCTGTGCTCATTCGGCGAGGGTTCGGGAAGACGGCCGTTGGTGGTGTGTCCAGTGTCCAGAACTTCGTCCCCGAGAACTGGCTGCCCGAGGCCGCCAAGTCGCTCCCGACATCGCTTCGGGTCCAGTACGTCGAGGAGGAGATCGAGGGCCTCTTGAAGAGCGCTGGGATCGAACCGATGGATACCGCCGATATCCGGGTGGTCACGGGTGGCTCGATGGCGCCCAAGTGGCGGCTGAGAATGGACGATGCCGCGCAGCGGTTGCTCAAGATCGAAGGGGTCCCTCAACCGATTGTCGAGGTCCTGACCCCTTATGGCTTCTATGCGCCGGTCAAGAACAGCGACGGTGTCACGGTCCGGTGGCGGCCTCCGACCGATGACGAGTTCCGGTCGAGCGGGGTGTACCATCAGATCATCGAGAATGTCGCTGCTGGCGGAGGCGCTGAGGAGATCCGGGCGCGGACGTTGCGGGGCGAGCCGCCGAGGATCCTGCCGCCGCAGCTTCGTGGGCGAGGGGATGTCCTTCGGATCGTCGGTGGTCCGAGTGGGGTGTCTTCTATCGAGAACGAGATGCTCGCCCTCTACGATGAACTGGAAGAGGACGGGGTGCTCGATGACGAGTTGATCGAGATCATCGAGGCACATGGTCGCGATCCGGACAAGTGGCCGAAGGTCAGAGAGGCGGTCAATGCCCATCTTGCACGCCGACGGTGAGCTGTTTCTCGATGCGCCGCTGGCTGACTTCGCTCTTCGCCGGAAGATCGAGGAAGCTGGTGGGGCCACACTTGGTGAGCAGCTCGTGGCGGCATTCGAGCGGGAGAACTGGGTCGCTTCGCTTTATCGGAAGGCGATGGAACCTGATTTCCCGGCAGTCGAGGGGTTCTCTGCTACCAGGTATCTGACCGAGGAGGAGCGGGAGAACGCATCGTATCTGGCCGATGCTGTCAGTCTGGAGCATCTGGACTGGCTGCGGGGGAAGCGTCGCCGTGAGCAGGAGATGATGCGGACGATGGAGCGCGGCCCGCTGCCCTCCTGGCTCGCGGCCGTGATTTCTGGTGGGCTCGTCGATCCCGTTAACCTCGTCCCCTTCACGTTCGCCGGCAGGGTCGCTCTATCTGCGCGGTCCGGGGCTCAGGCAGCCGGCCGTGGGGCGCTGGCGATCGGTGGCGCCAACGCGGCCATCATCGCGGCCCAGGAAGCGGTGATGCAGTCCGAGCAGGTCGAGCGGCAGTATGCCGAGAGTGTGGCTGCGGTCCTTCTGGGCGGTGCGTTCGGGGCGGGCGTCGGCGCTGCGGCCGGCGGTCTACTGTTCCGGGCGGCGAAGAACGAGATGGTGAGCCGGGCCGTTCAGGACGCCGCTACTCTGATCCATTCGGCGGCTGTTGCGGAGGCTCCTGGAACGCTTTCGGCGGCGCGGGCTGGGTTCACGGATCCGTTCACTGATGACGCCACCCGGGCCGTTGGCCACTCCTATTTGGCCGCGATCATGCAGAAGCTCGGGCGGTGGGGTCTTCTCGGTCCAGGGCAGGCACTCGCGTTCTCTGACGATCCCTTGGTCCGGAAGTTGGCGCATCAGCTGGTTTCGACAGGGGTTGTCACGGAGGGGCACCAGCTCGGGCTGTCACCTGGGATCTCTCTCGATATTGCGATCCGGGCCGACAAGGCGCGCTATCAGCACGCACTGGTCAATCTGTTCTCGACTGGCTATGCGGACATGGGGTCGAGGATGAGCAGGGACGACTTCCACCGTGAGGTTGCTCTTGCTCTGGCTTCTGGCGACAAGCATGGCGATCCAGTCATCGAGAAGACTGCGAAGGCCATCCGCCAGACCATCCTTGTACCGCTCGGGCAGCAGGCCAAGGAGCTCGGTCTGATCGATGGCCTCCTCTTCGGGCCAGAAGGCGTCAACGATTATATGGGCTACTATCCGCAGCGGATTCTGGCTGACAAGGTGAACCAGTCTTTGCCAGAGTTCCGTAATCGGGTGTTTGCAGCCTTGAAGCCGAAGTTCGAAGAGTTCAACAATCTGGTCGAGGAGGCTCGAAATCGCGCCGATCTGGCTCGGGCTGAGCGCGAGAAGCTTCGGGAGCTCGAAGCCCGGTTCAAAGTCCAGGAGGAGACCGAGCGGCTTTCGCGGCGGCAGAGAGACGCTGAGCCGATGGCGCACGCGATCCCTGCTCACATGGACCCCGAGGTCAGTCCAGAGGTTCGCGTAGCCGAAGCTCGCAAGCTGGACAAGATGTATCGCGCGCTGCGTAATGCCCAGGCGGCTCTCAGAGGACATCGTGAGACCTACGAGATCCGGCTCAAGAGTATCAAGCGGCTGGAGTTCTTGGAGAGGAATGGCGGCCCGACCCGTACACCGGAGCAGATCAAAGCGGACAAGGCTCGTCTAGCAGAGGCTTACAAGATCGTGCGGGAGCACTACAAGGAGGTCCGAAAGGCTCGATTGGCGTACTTTCAGCAACGCACGAAAGTTAAGAATATCGGCGGTCTTCCGGCGGACAAGTTGGGGGCATTCTTCGAGAAGGTTCAGGCCGAGCGGACTCGTGTCAATGTATTGGAGCGGGAAGCGGCGGAGCTTTCTAAAAAAGCTGGCACACTCGAGTTCGTGGAGGATGAGCATATCTGGGAGATCATCGAGGACTACATCGATAAGTTGAATAAAAACGATATATCTCGGTTCACTAGTTTCCGCGGAACATTTGGTGCGCTCAAGGCGCGTACTATCAGTTTGCCGCCGGACATCGTCCGTGACTTTGGTGATACTGATGCTTTTAATGTCCTTTCCACTTACATCAACGGCATGGTGGCGGATATCGAAACCCAAAGGATGTTCGGGTGGACTGATCCGCCGACCGGTGATCTGAGTAATCCTTTCGAGGCAATTTTGAATTCTGCCAAGGCTCGGGCGTCTTCTCTGTCGAAGGAGGCTGACGAGGCTGCCGCGGCCGGCAGGACCAAGGAGGCGGCCGAGCTCCGGGAGCGGGCAGGAAGGGTCGTCGAGAAGGCGCGGACGGAAGTGGATATGCTCGCTGAGCTCTTCCGTCGTGTCCGGGGAACGAATGCGCACAGGATCCCAGCTTCGATGCTGGGGCTCTACCGGGCGGCTGAGCAGGCTCGTAATCTGAACTTCATGCGGCTCATGGGCTCGTCTGTGCTGTCGAACATTCCTGATTTCGCTCGTGTCGTGCTGGCTCGGGGGCTGACCCGGACCCTTGGTTTCATTGCTCGGGACATGGTGCGCGGGTTCTCTGGTTGGCGCGGCGCGCTGAAAGAAGCGCGTAAGATGAACGTGGCTCTCGAAACGGTTCTGAACTACCGTATGTTGGTCGTCGAAAGTCTGGATGAAGGCTACCGCGGCCGAACTCGTTGGGAAGCTTTTCTGACTAAGCGGGCTACACCGTTCGCTGCTCGGCTGTTCTTGCTGCCGCAATGGTCAGACGCCATGAAAGCGCTCGATAGCATGCTGACGACTGATGAGCTGCTGCGAACGATTTCGGACGTGGCGGACGGCAAGACGATCGCTGCCCGGCGTAAGCGGCTTCTGGCGGTGAGCGGTGTGAGCGATCAGATGATCGGCAAGATCGCCAAGCATAAGGCCAAGTGGATCGAGACCGACGGCCTGCTCCAGGCGAACCTCGATGCCTGGAAAGCCGAGGATCCCGATGCGGCGGATGCTCTGGTCAAGGCGTTGTACGCTTCGGTCAACGACACGGTCATTTCGCCCGGTGTCGGTGATATTCCGGCATGGATGGACAGGACGGAGATCGGGAAGCTGGTCGGGCAGTTCCGGAAGTGGACCATGGCTTCGATGGGCCGTGTTCTTTTGCAGCTCGCTCAGAAACCGGCCATGGGCGAATATGGACCGATGTTGGCGAGCGTCGCTTTGTTGACAACGGCCGGCATGATGTCGCAAGCTTTGCGGGACTTGGCGGCTGACGGTCGGGTCGAGAACCGTTCGGCGCGGGCTTGGATCTATCACGGTATCGATCGGTCGGGTCTACTCGGTATCGTGAGCGAGGCGGACGCGATGGCCGGCATGACGACGGGGTGGAGCGTGTCGCGCCTGATATCGGGCGAGTTGCCGCCACGGTTCCGTGAGCGGACGGCTCTCGATCAGGCACTCGGCCCGACTGCCGGTCTCATAGATGCTGGCTTGGCAGCGGCGAAGACCTGGACGGACGGTAAGGTCGATCAGCGGGATCTGTGGGTGCTCCGGACGTTGATGCCGCTCCGAAATTGGTTCGCGACGAACTATCTGCTCGACGAGCTCACCGGCTATCAGGCGCACCAGGACGAGCAGCGGGCGAAGGCTCGCGCTGCCGGTAATCCTGATCAACGATTGACGAGGACTGCGCAATGACGATCCCGTTGTCCTATGCCCGTAATGTGGCAACCGGAAATGGTGTCGCTATCGGGTTTGCAACTTCGATCCAGATCAAGGCACCGACTGATCTCAAGATTTACTGGATCGTCGACGGGGTTAAGATCCCGAAGAACTATCCGGCGGATTACGACGTTTTGATCACCACTCCTGGTTTCGCGATGGTGACTTTCAACGTCGCCCCGCCGTCTGGATCCATCATCGTCTTCTATCGTCAAACACCGTCGATCCAGGCTACTGATTTCGTTACTGGGTCCGTGCTCAAGGCGCAGACCATCGAGGACGCGCTGGACAGGCTTGTGCTTCGTATACAGGAGATCGACGATCGGGTTGCTCGGGCGATTGCGCTGGACGATACCGTCGATTGGGTCGCTCCGCCCAAGCCGGACTTTCCGCCGCCGGCAGCGAACCGTCTACTCGTCGGCAAACTGGACGGGAGCGGTTGGGAGAACCGGCTGTTGTCGGAGCTCGGTGGTGTACCGCTGTTGGTCCCCGTGGCGGTGTCCGACGGCGGGACGGGGGCGACCACTCCTGCTGCTGCACGTCTCAATCTCGGTATCGGGAACGCCTCACTGGTCTGGACGGCCGAGCAGCTGTTTCCAACGCAAACGCACGTCGGCTACAGCGATACGAGTTCTGATCCTGGCGTACTTGTGGTCGGCAACGCGAACAGCACCTCCACTCTGACCGGCCGTATTCAGGGCATCGCCAAGAACACTGGTGGTGGCCAGTTTACGCCTTGTCGGATCGATTTGGGTCGGGGCTCGGATACACCCGGCTCGGAAAGTGGTTGGGTCGAGATCGTTAATCGCAGGGCTGGCGTACCGACACGAGAAGTCTTGGTAGACGGTGGATTAGTTGTTGGGAGCCCCTCTGGCGGCGCAATGGGTCTTGGAACAGTTAACGCTGCCGAGTATTACAAAGATGGAGCTCTCCTGAGTTTCCCAGTTACTGGTGGTCTTTCCGACATTCCGATCTCCAATCCTGACTTCGAGTACTCTGCTTCACATGGACTTTCGGCGCCACCGAGTATCTATGAGGCGTACTTGCGGTGCACTAGCCCCGAGCACGGATACTCTACTGGCGATCGGGTCACGTTCACTGCGTCGAATGGCCTCACCATCTGGGCAAACTCGACCAATATTGGTATCATCGTAGATGGTAATCTTCGTATACGTCACAAGACGACGGGTGCGGCGGTTACCGCGTCGGCCTCCAACTGGACCATGCTTTTCCGGTGGATAAGGTTCTTCCTGTGAGAGGTGTTCGATGGATCAGACCGGTATCGAGTTGGCGAAGGTTTCCGCCAGGCTGGATCACGTAATCGACCTGCTTTCCCGGGCGGAGAAGCAGTTGCAGAAGTTCGAGCTCCGGTTGGACGATCACTACCGGGAGATGGACGAGCGGTACGAGGATCTCGATGTTCGGATCGAGGCTCACGAGCGGCGGGTCTACAAGGCCTCTACTCTGATTGCTGTAGCGGTTTCTGTTCTGACGTGGGCGCTCAGCGCGTTGGCTCAGATCAAGGCTTTCATGACGAGTTCGAGCTGAGCTTCATTCTCCGGTTAGCTTCTAAGATCGCCCAGTTGGAGAGGGGCTTCGAGGTGTCGGCCATCTCGCGCTCGAAGCGCTCTTCCTTTTCGGCCTCTTCCTTGGTGGTCTGGATCCGTCGGGCAGCGGTGGTGGCGATCGCTACGTCCGCGGCCTTTTTGAGGATGCCGGCCTTCTCGAACGGGCGGATCCCGAAGTGCGCCAGTGGGAACACCAAGAGCATCAGCAGCAGGTCTTCTGCCATCTGGACGGCTTGAAGGAACGCGGCCGCGCGCATCGGCTCGGCATAGCAAAGCCATACGATCCAGCCGATCCCGCCCATGCTGCTGGTCAAGATCAGCGGCCGCATCAATCGGGTGTAGGCGTCGACGAAAGCCCCGAACTTCCCTTGTCCCCGGCCGATCGAGCGCTCCACTTGAGCAGCGACTTCTGCCACGGCGGTGGTCTCGGCATGCTTGTGTCTTTCCGCCTCGGCAGAGTTCGCTAGCCAGCCGAGACCTAGCTTTCCGAGCAGATCGAGGAAGGGTCCGATCATGTAGGGATCATTCCGAGGATCGTTCGCTTCGCCCGTTCGCTACTGGCAAATGCTGCTGCCCTGCGAAGCCAGCCGCGGGTGAACGCCGGTCGGTTCAGTGAGAGGTAATAGTCGGCTCTTGCCAAGGCCAGCGCATCGTTGACTAGTTCACCTCCGACTTGAGCCACTACGGCTTTCGCGGCTCGGGAAGTGTTCGCGTCCATGACACCAGTAGTCGGGATCTCGTCTTCTGTGATCTCGCGCAGGACTTTTTGGGTCAACTTGAGCGCGTTTTTCGGGCCCATGTTGACCGCCATATCTGCCACTTGATCGATTATTTCGACGGGCAGTTGGGTTATTTTCGGACGCTGAACGAATTGAGTGTAGAGGATCCTCTTCGCCTCTTCCTTCGTCAGCTGCCGAACGACCAGATCCATTTTGCGGAAGAACGCCTGAACGTCTGGTGAGTTCAGTTCTTCCTGGTTACGCGGATAGATCGGACGGTCCACTCCGGCCAAGTCGGCTAGCGTCCAGCACGTGACACCGAACGCTGTCGGCCCCCCGTAATCTTTCGGGTGCCAAACGTAGCCGCCTTCCCAGGTGAGGGTCAGCTCGGAGATCTCGGTTTTGGCGGGTTTGCCCATGGGTACCTCCTGCTCGGAGTATAGCCCCGTGGCGGTGAGCCTGCAACCCCTTGCGCGGTGTTCGGGCGTGTGCTATGCCGAGGCATCACTGACCTGGAGGGCCTGTCATGGCTTGTCTGCCTGCTGCTGACTTCACCGCGCTCCTTCATGCCGAGAAAACGCGGCTCGCCTACGTCGAGACGGTCAAGCTGCCCGAGAACCGGGGGGCGGTCCTGGTCTTCCAGGACAACAAGCCGCCGGTCTCCGCAGTCGTAGCCTACGTCACTCCGGACGGCGAGATCGTCTGTATGCTCGTCAACGTGCCTGTTGTCGAGGGTCCTCGGCCGGAGGAGCGCGGAGGGTGAAGCTGACGTACCACGATGGCGTGTGGTACCTCGGAGCACCTCCTCAAGACGATCGCGCGGCGGCGGCCGCCAGGGATGCCAACCTGGTAAAGGTGGAGTGGCATTCTGCGAGGCTTTCGCCGGACTGGGTATGGTGGGGTACCAGGTCCCGCTGGTCGGCGGCGGTGTTCACAGAGGTCGCAGACCGGGCGGCGCTCGATGCGCTCGGTGACTTAGCCGTCGATCACTGGCTGAGCCGCGCCACCGACGCGATCGACGATTACCCCGTTCCGCCGGGGCTGCAGTATCTGCCGTTCCAGCGAGCGGGGATCCAATTCGCCGTCACCCGCCGGCACGCACTCATCGCCGACGAGATGGGCCTCGGGAAGACCGTCCAGGCGCTCGGAGTGGCGAACGCGATCGGGGCGAGGTCGATCCTGATTATTTGCCCTGCTTCGATCCGTCGTCAATGGGTGAACATGTGCCGCACCTGGCTTCTCAACGGCAACAAATGGTTTATCCAAGTCATCGAAAAAAGCTCTGAGAAAATTTCTCCGGCTGCTCGTATCGTTATCGTGTCGTATACTATGATATCGATTGGTGGGCTACTCGCCGATGCTCTTTTTTCACGAGAGTATGACTTGGCTATACTGGACGAGGCGCACTATCTCAAGAACCATACCAGCGCGCGCACTCATATTATCTTGGGGGCGTGGCAGGAGAAGCGTAATCGATGTGTAATGGATTGTGCCAAAAAAGTCATTGCGCTCACAGGGACGCCATTGCCCAATCGTCCTAGGGAGATCTATACCTTGCTCAGGGCGTTCAATTGGGATGCGATCGGTAGACAGTCTTATGACAAGTTCTGTGAGCGCTTCAATCCTCTGGTCAAGACTTCCAACGGTGCGACCTACGAAAAAGTTTTCTTTCCGTTGGAGCTCGGTTCTCGTGTGCGCTCTATGATGATTCGGCGTCTAAAAGCCGACGTGGCGCCACAACTTCCGGACAAGACCTACGAAATCGTCGAGGTCCCGGACAATGCGGCGATCCGGACGGCTTTGCGAGCGGAGAGCCTTCTGACGATCGACGTGAAGAGCTTGCTCGGTGGTGAGCGGGTGTCGATCGAGGAGCGAGCCGCCGTGGCGGCAACCAGGCGCCAAATGGGGATAGCCAAGGTACCTAGGGTGGTCGAGCACGTCGAGATGGTCCTCGATGGTGGGGTCCAGAAGCTGGTGCTCTTCTGTTGGCATCACGAGGTCATCGACCTGATCGCTGCCATCCTGGATCAAAAAGGCCTGCCAGCCGTTACGCTTTCCGGGCGCACCCCGGCTTCTCGGAGACAGGCGGTGATCGCCAAGTTCGTCGAGGACCCGAGTGTCCGGGTGGTCATCGCGCAGATCACCTCTGGCGGTGTCGGTGTGGACGGGCTTCAGAATGCCGCCTCGGTGGCGGTGTTCGCGGAATGTTCCTGGACCTTCGCCGACAACGAGCAAGCTGCCGACCGGCTTCACCGCCACGGGCAGCGATACCCTGTCACGGTTCAGTTCCTGGTCGCTGATCGGTCGCTCGATCAAAAGGTCTTGACGACTGCTCTAAGAAAGGCTAGGAACGTGTTCGCAGTGTTGGACCATGGGATAGGAGCATCCCGATGATTGAGACGGCTACCGTCCGCTTTCTCCGCCGCCGGCAAGTAGCGGAGTACGCCCCGGCAGAGGCAGAGGTCACCCTCGTTCTCGGCCACGGGGAAATCACGCCCGAGATGGTCGAGGAGTATCTCGATCGTGCTCGTTTGGCAGTGAACCAGACGTTGATGCGGGCTACCGAGGCCGACCCCAAGCCGGAGCCCAAGGTCAAGCTTCGGCCTAAGCTCAAGTCCGAGCCCGAGAAGCTGCCCGAGCCCGCTCCGCAGCCCGAGAAGCTGCCCGAGCCCGCTCCGCAGCCCGAGAAGCTGCCCGAGCCCGCTCCGCAGCCCGAGAAGCTGCCCGAGCCCGCTCCGCAGCCCGAGCCGACTGCTCACAGGGTTCCGGCCAACTACGATGAGCTTCAGAAGTTCGTCTACGAGTTGGCGAAAAAGCTCGGTCCGGACGGTGGGGCACGGCTTCGTGAGCTCCGTGCCAGCTACGGGGTGCCGACCTTGCAGGCGCTCCCGCAGGACAAGTGGGCCGACTTCCTGGCTCGTGGCGCTGCGCTCGTCGAGGGTTGAGTGCCTGGCCGGGTTTTGAGCCCGTCGGCGAGCAGTCGTTGGATAGCTTGCCCGGGCTTCCCGGTCCTCGCTGACCTGGTCGATCGCCCGACATCCGCCGCGGCGGTAATCGGGACAGCGCTCCATAAAATTTTGGAGCACTGTTTGACTACTGGTCAGGAGCCGTTCGAGCTGATCGGAAGCGAGATCGAGATCGCCAAGGACATACCGGCCGATCTGTCCTCGTTCACAGGCGTCACGGTGCGGGCTGGCGACGGAAAAATCTGGATCACCTTCGATACGGACCAGGCGCTCCACGTCGATAGTGCGTTGCGGGCGCTTCACGAAGTCGAGGAGGCGATCGGCTGTCCGCCCGATGGCGGCTGGCGACCAGAGACTAGGCTCGTCCTCGATGAGCACATCGCCGGGACGGCTGACGTGCTCGGCTGGTTCCCGGCCATCGAGCGGGTGGTCGTGCTCGATATGAAGACCGGGCGCAACGCGGTTGATGTCGAGGAGACCCCACAACTCCGGCTCTACGCTCTCGCAGCCGCGAAAGTGTTCGAGGCTAAGGAGGCGCAAATCGTAGTCTCGCAGCGGCAGGGAGGGCACCGGCGCGGAAGAGGACTGGTGTTCTCGATAGACGAGTTGAGGGCTTGGTACGATATCGAGGTGCGCCCAGCAGCGATGCGGGCAGTAGAGGCAAGAGCCGCCAACGATATCGAGCCTTATCTCTCGGTCGGAGCACATTGTCGGTATTGTCCGGCTATCGCGATTTGCCCCGCCTACAGGAGATTTGCTATGGAGTTCGAGCCGAAACCAGTGAAGAGCTTGAGCCCAGAGGAGTTGTCCGAGCTTCTCGACAAGGCTACCGCCATCGAGGAGTATCGGAACTTGCTGGTCGCCGAAGCTGTCGGCCGGATGCGGAGTGGCGCCGAGATCCCGCACTATACACTCGTCAACCGCCGCGGGACCCGGCACTGGACGAAGGCCGGCGAGAACAAGCTGGTCGAGGTGCTCGGTGAGCAGGCGTACCGGCGTGTGATCTTGACACCTAGTCAGGTCGAGGACAGCTACCCCGAACATGCGGTCTTGACGCGAGACACCGACTACGTTACGTACTGCAACTCGTCGGCTTACCCCAAGCGCCTCTCCGAGCAAGCCAAGGAGGTGAAGGTTCGCAAGGGAGCCGAAGGTCTTCTCCAGAGCATCAGGAAAGGATCGTAAGATGGCACGCAATTCGCACCTCTTCTACACCCCCCGCGGCAGAGTTTGGGCCGAAAACTTGCTGGTCCCGGATCTCCCCGAGAACCGTAAAGCTCATAAGCAGTATGCGAAAGGCCAGTATAAGGTCACCTTGTTCTTCGACAAGAGCGACCAAGAGGTCAGGACGTTTGTCAAGGAGTTCGTGACTGTCGGTGCGAACCTTTTGCGCACCACGTTCCCGACGCTCAAGAATGCCGGCACCGACGAGATCATGGCGATCATCCGTAGGCGTCTGCGTGACGGTGACGAGATGGTCGAGGCCTATCGGCGGAAGGCGGCAGCGGTTCCGGATGTCGTGGTGCCGACGGCGCTTGCTGGGCATTGGGTCATCTCCGCCACGTCAAAGACCCAACCGGCGTGTCTCGATATCACTGAGGGCGGACAAAGCAAGCCGTTGACGCCAAAGGCGTGCTACCGTGGCATGTACGGGCATGCCGAGATCGCGGTCGGTCCGGTCGACGCCGGTGGACAGTTCCACTTGGCTGCATGGCTGAATGCCTTTGTCAAGACGCAAGACGGGGGTCATATCGGCAGGCGCGGTAACACTACGGCCCTGCTCTCGCATATCCAGAAGACGGCTTCCAGCCCGAACGACGTGCCCCGAGACGAGTTCGAGATTTGACGGGGTGAGCGGGGCCGGCTCCCAGCCCCGCTCGCTTTCTCGGGGGCTGCCATGATCGACCCGATAGAATATCAGCTGGCTGTCGACGGTGCAACCTTCGGCGCCCACAGTGCGGTCAAGGTCACGGTCGATTTCGAGACGCGATCCTCGGTCGATCTCAAGATGTGTGGGGCCTTCCGCTACGCCGAGGACCCTTCTACTCGGATCCTCTCGGTGGCCTGGAAGATCGGCGACGGCAGGACGTGGGCTGCCTCTGCGAACTCGCCCGACTTCGCCAGGTTGGCCGAACTATCCCTCCAACCCGGAAAGTTCGTCTTCTCGGCCTTCAACGCGGCGTTCGAGCGGGTCATCTGGCGCTCGCTCTATGCTCCCGCCACCGGGGCCGCGCCCGAGCCGGCTTGGATCTGTTCCATGTCCGCTGCACGTCTACGCGGGCTCGCCGGCGGTCTGGACGATGTAGCCCAGGCTCTGGGCCGTGGCCGGAAACTGGCCGTCGGCGACAAGCTACTGTCGATCCTCTCGCGCAGGCACGAACCTGGTAGACGGCTCAAGGTGAGTGATGAAGGGATCCTGAGCGAGCTCGGCCTCTCCGAACCTTTTTGGGTCGAGGTCGGCGAAGACGGCTTCGTCGATCCGGAAATGTCCGGCCTCCTCCCGCTGCTGCTCGCGTACAACGCCCGTGACGTGGACCTGGAGCACGAGGTCGGGACCATTCTAGGCGCTCTGCCCGGACCCGAGCAGAAGGTCTACGATCTCGATCGGCGGATCAACGATCGTGGCCTCGGAGTGGACCTGGAACTGATCACCGCGGCGGAAGACGTTATCGAACAGGAGCGTACGGAACTTCTCGATCGGCTGCGAGTGCTTACCGGGCTGTCCACAGTCGGGCCAAAGTCTTTGCAGACCTATCTTCGTCAATGGCTCCCAGAGATCGAGGACGTTCGCGCAGAGACGATCGAGGCGCTGATGGACAATGAAAGTTTACCGCCGCAGGTGAAGGAGGTGCTCACTCTTCGTCAACAGCTGTCTCTTTCGAGTGTCGCTAAGCTGACTAGGGCGAAGACTGCGCTCTGTAGGGACGGCCGTTTACGCGGTCTTCTCGTCTACCATAGAGCCAATACGGGAAGGTGGGCTGGACAGATCTTCCAGCCACAAAACCTCCCCAGACCGACCGGTACGCTGGAGCCTGCGGCTCTGGTCGATCTCATCAAGGATCGTGATACCGGTATGCTGCAGGCGATTTACGGGTCTGCCGCCAAGGCGGTGAAGGACGCGGTCCGTAACGTGATCGTCGCGGCTCCTGGGAAAGTGCTCGTCTCGTGCGACTATTCCGCGATCGAGGCGAGGATCCTGGCGACGATCGCCGGCGAGCAATGGAAGGTGCACGCTTTCCGGGAGGGCAAGGACATCTACGCTCTGGCAGCCGAGAAGATCTTCCCGAACAAGGTCATCGACAGGAAGAGCCCGGAACGACAGAAGGGGAAGATCGCAGAGTTGGCGCTCGGCTATCAGGGCTGGATCGGCGCCTACGCGAAGATGGCTGGCCGGAGTGCGCCGTCGGAGCCCGAGATGGAAACGATCTGCCGAGCGTGGCGGGATTCGAATCCGAACATTGTAGCTTTCTGGCGTCGAGTGCAATCTGCCGCGACCTATGCAGTCCTCGACGGCACACCTAAAGTCGT